TCCACGTCTCAATTGATGCATCAGGTGTCAAGGCTTGGCCCAAGCCATGCCATGGGGTATTACCAGCGTAAGCAATAGCGGCTGTGCCGGTGGTGGTGTCGATCATATGTGCCATTTTCTCTATCCTTTCAGTGTTGCCGGATAATCCCGGTGAATGAATTATAGACCATAATTAACAGTCTCGCTAATCCCTATTAAATAAGTCAACTATTAGCCAAAGTATTAAGAATACCGCTAGGGCTATCAACATGCGGACATCTCCCGGCCAATGTCTCCGGCCACGTGGTGGCGCAGCATGGAACCGGACGGCAGCGAGCGAGCGAATTTAACGATGGCCTGCGAATCATTCGATGCGCCGGTTTTTTTGGTGCCGTGCCACTGTATCGCGGTAGGACCACTGGCCGCATAGCATCCGCCCTTTTCGTCAGTACCGACGCGTTTTGCGCCACTGCCATGGGCCACAAAAACAACAACATAATCCCGGTCGCCACGTGCGCACAATGGGCGGCCATTTCCACACTGGTGACACGTAAACGATTCGGACAATTCGGCCGGGCATTGTGCAAACCTAACGCCACGGTGAACCATGGGGAAACTGTCGTCCATGGTTTTCGGGGCAGCATACACCGCCGGGCGGCCTAGCTCGATAGCCCGAACAGCTTCGGCCATAGTGTCGCATGACACATTGAACACGGTTTTACCCGGTGCTGGCATTGGCAAAGCTTCGGCCGCAAAATGCGAATAAGTCCAAGCCTGGCCGTTACGCGGTACAGCATCAGACAAGGCGGCCAAATAATCCACGTCCACCAATGACGTGCCGGTTTCACTTTTGGGGTGCAGTTGGCACGTTGTCGGACACGTGCCATATGTCTCATGTTCGCCGGAGCGGTACGTTACAGCGATGGGGCCGGTTTTGCGATTGGCCGAAATAGCGACGGTTTTAAGCATAATCTCTATCCTCTCTAGGTTGATAAACAGCAGCACCTATTTTTATGGCAATAGGTGCTGCAGTCCAATTAATTTTTACTATTAAAAATCAGGGCTCGATAGCCCCTCCATTTCAAGCAGCGCTGCTACCGCTTCGCTTTCTGTTTCACCGTAACCCAAAGGGTCCAGATAATCATATCCATAGCGGGTAGCGCAATAATCAGCGCCACGCCATGGAATCGGCGGAACGTAAAAAGTCACGACGATAGGGTTCATTTTTTGCCCTTTACCTCAAAATGACCAAGCCACTGCGCGCCCTCAACTTGAGGTTGATATGCTTTGATTTCATAATTGGCAGTATGCGCCACAGGCACAAAAAACAGATTGTAGGAGTACCCGAATTTATCCATGATCTTAAGCAATGCCCTAAGGTCTCGGGTTTCGTTCGTAGTGGCCCAATCGGCTACGCTTGACGCGTAAAAATGCGTTTCCATTTTCTCTATCCTTTCTGGGTTGTGAATTATGCAAGCTCTTGAGGTATTTCCACCTCGTCACCTAGTTTGCTTGCCACGTAGCAGCGCATAGCTGCAATGAGGTGCGTCTGCCCTGTGCCACCATGCACACCGTCGTAGGCGGAGTACATCTGCGTCGCCTCGTCCCAATCGAACTCCATATGCTCTTGGTGGATAATCGGCCCACCTTGTGACCAGTCGGTTGTGTATTCGTGTTCGGCGTAGCCTTCGCACGCGCCGTGCAGTGCAATATGTACCGCCCAATCAAGGGCAGCGCCTGTCAGTTCTGCTGTTTTCATTTTCTCTATCCTTTCTAGGTTGCCGGAGATGTTCCGGTTCCACCAGTATACACCTAAATTAACAGTCGCGCAACTTATTTGATAGGGGTTTTCCCTGATAAGATGTCGGCCAGCTCCTGCCATGGCATGCCCCGATTGGGCCACGCGGCCACGGGGTCAAGACGCAAGCCCTGCTCAGCAAGGGCAATTGCCTGTCGGCCATGGTACAAAGCAATGCGGCCCGGGCGAACGACCGTGCTGATCTGATGCACGAGCACGTAGCATGGGCGGCCATGGGCAGCATGGCGCGTCAGAAAAGCGATCTGGTGCGGTCGAAGCGCTATTTTCAGGCCACGCGACACGGCCTTGAGCTCGATTGAGACAAAGCGGTCACCTGCACCCACCAGCATGTCAGACACGCCCAAATTGACGCGATTCTCGATTCGCTCGGTGTCTACCCCCAATGGCCGCAAACCATCGCGAACCCGGGCAGCAAAGGCGGCTTCAGGCGTCGACATGGTCGCCGGATTCCAAATCATTGTCCCGTTCAAAAATATCGGGCGGAGGTTCTGCCACTGGAGAAACAAAAATGGGGTCTTTTTCACGGTCAATGCTTTCAATCACCTGGCCGGTGCTGGCATCAATCAGCGCGCTCGGGGGTGGTCCACCATACAGGGCCTTGAGCTCGTCCAGCTTGCGCTGCACTTCTTCTTTCGACATTGAATCAATCGTCCCGTGCCTGATCTCCTTGCGGTCGATATAGATCGATCCTAAGGCCTGCCCGCGGCGATATTCGGCCTGAACGGCAGCAGCATAGGCCCCAGCCTCTAAAGCCTTGTCGCGGATGAGCTGCAGGTCCTTCATGTGCCGTTCGTACGAGGTGTTGTACTTGCTGTTGAGCTCGGCCCGATAGGCCTGAATCGCGGCCACCACGTGAGGGTTGACGTTGGGGCTCGTCAGCTTGTTTGCCATGACCGAGGCACTGGTGGGTTTATACCCGGCCCGGATGGCGGCCTCCTTCATGGTGACGCGGCCGTCGCCGCTCACCAGCTCGGTGACAAACTTCCATTCCTTGGCATTCAAGACCTTCCGCTGCTTGCGCAAAGGGGCCACTTCTGTCGCAAGGCGCTTTTGCGCCTTGTCGCCAATAACAGGAGGGACCATCCAAACATCTCGCCTAGTCAAGAGATTCTCCACAGCCGCCAGCCGTCTTCTACTCGACGCAACTGGAACGACCAATCGGGGACATGTGATCGGACAAACCGCAGCGCGGACACCCGGGCACTGTTGGCCTGTCTGGCATCAACAAAACGGATAGAGTCCCCGGGCAGCATGTCGCCAAACGGGTACTTTGAGCGGCCCACCGGCATCTCTACTCCCGACTCGATTTGAAACATCTGTTCGCTCCTGTAACTCATTGAACCAAGTGTACCAGAAGCAGCTCCAAGAGGCAAGGCCCAGCCCCTATAGTCTTTTTTCTACTAAAAATAAAAAAAGTTTTTTCAAAAAGCATCCCACGAACCCCCCTTGAAAAAGCTTACACCTAAAAGTCAACGTGATGTACTGTCACAGCTACAACCCGCATGGATACTCACTATTACTCCATTTCATCAAATTACCCCTAAATGGTTTTAAAAAAATAAAAATCTTTTTTTTCTGGGAAAAGTATATATAGCCTGACTCCAAACTTACAAAACCACCCCTTCCTAAGGGTAAACCCCTACAAAATAAACCACTTCTTGTACTTGCCATCCAAACACAGTACCGCTTATAATCTCTTCACACATCCCGTGTAACTTAAGAAAGGATAGAGCAAATGAGCGTAAATAATGAGCACCTTCACAACCTGATAGACGACTCGAAAGACCATGCAGCCGAACTCCTGGCCCACGTGTCTTCCTTGACCGAAGACCCCATGACAGCCCTGATTTCCCTGATGCGGGTCACCACTCTTCTTGCCCGGTCCATGGACCTGCCCCTTGACGTCCTTGTAAGTGGCATAGAAGAGCTGTATAGCTCAATCGAGGAGGCTACCCACCATGCAGCCTACTAAACGCCTTGTAGGCCCGTTTGACGGCCCCAGTCACCATCCTGTCCCGCCTTATGACACTGGCAAGGTCAAGATTGGCCTGTACTACACCCCGCCCTCCAACTGGTCCGCGAGCCGCGATTCATTGCTCTTGCAATCCGCCCTCCTGTCCACCCCTTTGAACCGTCCCTCTATCCTCGACCGCCTGGTCACCTTTTTCCGGAGCCTTGCATGACCGCCCCCAACCATTCCAAGGAAGGCCTCCTGTCCTTTGACTACGACTGCGACGAGCTCAACTGCACCCTGACCTGCTGGTTTGAGTACGAAGCCCCGGAGCGCGGTTCTCGGGAACCTTTGACCGGCTTACAACTCGAGCCTGACTACCCGGCCACCTTCTCCCTGCACCACGTCTACCTGCCCGGCTCCAACGTCGACATCGCTCCGGTGCTGTCCTCTGCGGTGGTCAAGGAAATTGAAACGTGGGTCGCGGACCAAGCTGCTGGCTACTCGGAGGAATACTGACATGAAACAAGAAGACATCATCCGGCAATGGGGTGGATAGCATGACTAAATATCGCAAAAAACCCGTGGTCATTGAAACTACGCAGTGGTTTAAACACGGCGACCATCCAGAGGTCTACACGAAACCGCACATGAAGAACGACCTGTGGGGCTACATCAGGACACTTGAGGGTGAGCATATCGTTACTCCCGGCGACTGGATTATCACAGGCGTTAAGGGTGAGCACTACCCATGCAAGCCTGACATTTTTGAAATGACTTACGAATTGGCACAGTCAGTGCAAGATTGGCGGGAAAAAATCCGCGTCATCGACGGTGTTATCCACACGCTTGAGTGGACTCCGCAAGTGATGCAACCAGCAGTGCAGCCAGCGCAGGAGCCTGTGGCGTGTGCAAGATGCAAGGATTTGGAAGAGCAGGCTTATGACCTATTGGGCAAACTGAAAGTCGCAAACCTCAAGTGGTCTGTAGCGCATCCGTGGGTAGGGCTGACGGATGATGACGTATTGCTATTACTTGAATATGTAATGGACAGCGACGACCAGACGTTTTTGGAATTTGCCCGAGCCGTTGAGCAAGCCCTCAAGGAGAAGAACAATGGATGACAAAGAACTGCTCGATTTTGTTGAGCGAGCAATGTTTGATGCGATGCTGAACGGGTGTTTTATTGAAGACCATCTTGGCTACAACAAGTATGACCCGAGCACTTGGCGGGTAGGGTTAACTGCTGGACAAGTTGCTCGACTGCTGGACTTGGCGAGAGGGAGAACATATGACTAAATTTGGAGACGCACCCATCAAAAGAGAAGGCGACATCGTTGACCCGGACGAATGCTTATGGGAGTGCGATTGCGAGAAATGCCAAGCTAGGTATAAAAAGTGGAAAGCGGCATACGACGACAAAGGTAAAGGGGAACACATGCCCGGGATCACAAGTAAACAAGCCGCAGCGCAAGCAAAGCTAACCGAGGACGATGACATTCAAGACTACGTGCGCCCGTGGGTAGGGCTGACGGATGCGGAGGTTGAACAATTAGCGGTTGACGCTGGAATAGTTACTTGGTTGAAAAGGTCTTACGACACGACAGCAAAGAAATTTTATGACTTACCAGTGGGTGAGGGTATGGAGGGTGATGGCATAAGTCTGAAGCAGTTTGCCGACCTCATTTCCACCAAGCTCAAACAAAAGAACACTTGATGCCGAGCGGCCCCGGCTTGTGGGCGCAACAACTTGGAGAAGAAATGGATTACAACGAAGCAAAAATGGAACGGCCTGTGGGCGCACTGCTGGCGGGTCAAGGCTTAATAAGCCACCGCAATACAACCGTGGCTGAAAACATTGACAACCGCATAGCCCATTTGCAAGAACAAATTGCAAGACTTCAAAAAGTCAAAGCAGTGCTTGAGTCAGGAAACATTTTAAACGTGCCGCTTGAGGACTTGAACATGGCTATGAACCGTTACTAAATTGCTATCTGCCCCAAGGCTTTTTCTGTAATTTCCAGCGGGGCGGTAAAGTGCGTCAAACGCGGGCGGCAAATGCGTGACAGTCGGAGAGACGACACCTAATAAAGGAGAAGGTATGAAAATAATTCCTATTTTAAAAAGCGTTGCAGATGCTTTTGTTTTGCAAAAACACTACAGCCGAAGGGCATCCATTTTTTGGGCTGGATTTGGCCTTGAAGAGGAGGGCCATATCACAGGCATTGCCGTTTATGGCCAACCATCACCACCGATCCAAAAGCACGCTTTTAAGGATCGGGAATTTAGGCTTTACGAGTTGGCACGTGTAGTTGTCCAGTCCAAAACAAAAAACGCTTCTAGCTTTTTAGTGGCTAACAGTTTGAAGTTGTTGGAGCCGAAGCCGTGCGCAGTTATCAGCTACGCCGACATGGAACAGAACCATTGCGGAATTATTTATCAGGCAACCAACTGGCTGTATACAGGTGCTACCAAAAGCCACGATAAGGCCTACATTGTTGACGGCAAACGGACGCATCCAATGACGCTGAGGGACAGAGGAATTACTAACCCAACAAGATGGGCAAAAGAAAACGGCATTGAGATGGTTAAGCCTATGGAAAAACACCGGTATTTCCAGTTTGTCGGGGACAGGCGACAGTGCCACAGCATGAAAAGCAAATTGAATTACCCAGTCTTGAAGACCTACCCAAAGTGTGACCAAAAAAGGTATAACGACGGCCCTGATTTATGCATTAAGGTAGCCCATGGAGAAATAGTATGAGAACAACTTTGCGATGGAAAGAGTGGGGCGAGAACCACTGGGTGCTGGTCACCAAAGAAGGGGAAGTGATCGACGAAATCAGGCGCGACAGCCAGTTCTTCTTTGTCCTGAAAAGCACCAGTAAAAAGTTTGTTGATATCAACAAGGCTAAGCAATCTAGAACATTAGGAGTGGACGATGGAAAACGGAATTAAGAAGATACGCCTTGAAATGAACATGACCCAGCAGGCGTTTGCGGACATGCTGGGATGCTCCCAGGGCAACGTAGGTCATTACGAGCTGCGCGAGCAGATGGTCCCGCCGGAGGTGGCCAGGAAGCTTATTGCTGAAGCCGCGAAGCGCGGTTCGCGCATCACGTACGAAGACATCTACGGCGTGGTCGAGGAACCCTTTGTTGAATCCTACGCACCGGCCCCTGTCTTCCTAAAACCTCTGTAACCTCTGTAAGGACTGCTATGAAAAATATAGAGCACGATGTGCACGTCATCATCTCTGAGCTGGGTGCGCAAGCCCATGCTGTGATGACTCCGATCTCCTTGAACGATTTGCGCATAGAGCGCAATGAATATTTGGCCAACACCGCCTCTGATCTCTACGACCGTGTGGTGTACATGGTGCGGTCCGAGGGCCTGGAAGAAGGTTTTGCTGTGGACGAAGACGGCTCTGGGCCCACTGTTGAGATTGAACTGCGCATGAACAGTTTCAGCGTGTCATCTGCCTTTTGGTTTGAAACGCGGCGCGAGCGGCAAAACAGGTTAAAAGAGGTCATCAACGAGTTGTTCTTGCTGGTGATGAGCATGCAAAAGAACTACGATGACGTGGTGCGGGAAGAGGAAGAAGAAGAAAGACAGGCAAATGAGAAAACGCAGTAAGTACCGGCCCAAGGGCCTGATCGTGGACACCATGAACTACATCAAAAACGGTATGAAGGTGGTCGGTGAGATCAGCGCTGGGACCACGCTCAAGATCAAGAACCATGCGGCACTCAAGCAGGTGTGCACGGGCCTTGGTACGCGCAACGATATTGACACCCTGATCTGCGCATTCAACATCACTGAAGCGTTAGCTTCAATGCGCATTGGGGATGACTGGGAGAATGAGATTCGGGCCGCGCAAGACGCGCTCATGGCGGTGGGACGCCGTGGCGTGGAGACTGGCAAGTTTATTTTGCGCGGACCCGAACTCACCTCTTTCAATCTTGCTATGGAAATTCATGACGCACAGTTGGATGCCTGTACTGTAGCTGAATTGGAAAAAGCTATGGATATTGTCATAGCGATAGTTAAAAACAAAAAAGCACGACCCATCGCGCATAAAGTCCCCCGTCCAATTTCGGACATTGAAAACGCAGTTTTATAAGGAGAACCCCATGGCTAGACCATCTGCACCGAAAACCCTGAAAGTAATGGAATATTTTCGTAAGAACCCTGACGCTGCTGTTCCGGCAGTGGCAGGGAAATTCAACATGGCGATTTCGACCGTCTACCAACTGCGTAAGCGGGCGCTCGCTGGAGAGCCTGTCGCAGAGCCCAATCTTTGGGAGACGCCGGAGCCCCCAGATCTGGAGCCCAGTAACGTCGACACGATCCTCGATTCGCGGGCCAAGGACTACGGCAAGTTTATCCAAGGCGCGCAGATCATGCAGATGATAAAGCGCATCGTGCACACCTACACCGAAATGCGGGACACGCAACTGGCTTTCGACCAGCGCGAGGCTTTGGACATGATCGTCCACAAGATGGGCCGCATCATCAATGGCAATCCTGACAAGGTGGATTCTTGGCGCGATATTGCTGGCTACGCTACGCTGGTGGCTGACCGCCTTGAGGGGAATGCACGATGAAGGCGCTACTTCCTGTCATAGCAGGTGGCTGGGTCGTCTTGGCCTGGTTTACGCATGTCATCACCTGCCTTAAGACAGCCTCCTGGGGCTTCTTGATTGCAGGGGCGGTGTTCTTTCCCGTGGGGTGTGTGCACGGCACAGGCGTTTGGCTTGGAGCATTCTAATGAAAGCAACCCGAGTCAAGCCGGAAGAAGCGCGGGCCATGGTCCTCGCTGCTCTGCGCGCGAACGGATACAAAGGCCGCACCACGGATCTGGCCCGGTGGACACTGCTGCCGGTATCTGTTGTCCGGCGTGCGGGTTTGTACTTAGCAACGCGCTTGCAGTTGGACGCGACGCGGGTTTCTGGCACGGACAAGGGGGAGTACCTCTTTACCCTGCGCCAGTTAGACCTATTCTTGGACCAGAAGGCTCCTACCACGCTGTGGCAGAAGGTCAAGACATGGTTTCGTTAAAAAGGGCCCCTCGGGGCCCTTTATTTTGCTTCGCCCCAGCTAGGGCCAACTTCTACGTCACACCGGTTGGGCACTTCCATGTTGACGCATGTCGCCATGATCTGTGCGGCCTGTAATGCTTCATCTTTCGTGCGCACGGACAATGCAAGCTCATCATGCACTTGGAGTATGGGGTCAAAGCCTGCTTTTTTCAGGGCCACCATGGCCGCTTTGGTCTGGTCTGCGGCAGACCCTTGGATCAAACGGTTCAGGCCCTTGTAGGTGCCTGCACGCTTGATCCTGGAGCCATATTCAATGACGGCCTGTTCGCGCGGCAGCGCTTTGTTCACACCCCACTCCATCGGCTCCCAAAGTGGGAACCGGCACTTGCGGCCAAGCAACGTACGGATCGCGCCGCCTGCAGCCGGGTGATCGATCCTTTTCATCACGGCGTTGACCGTGCCCTTGAGGAACGGGACGTTCTGGTGGAAGCGGTTGATCAGCTCATCTGCTTCGCTCAGCGCCAGGTCTAACTGGGCGGCAAGCTTGTTCTTGCCCATGCCGTACATCAGGCCCAAGCCAATGGTCTTGGCCGCCTTGCGTTTGATCCCGGCCATGTCGGCCACCATCTGGTGGAAGTCGGTGTTTGGATTGTTGTTGTACGCGTCAACCATGGTATCGGCACCGGGCAGGCCCAAGAGGCTGGCGTAGTGCACCAAGAGGCGCGGTTCTTGAGACGAGAAGTCATTTGATGCCCACAAATGCCCTTCTTCGGGCAGAAAGAGGCTACGCACCATGGGGCCGATAGTCTCGTGCCGGGCAGGAACCTGCTGAAGATTTGGGTTGGCCATGGATAAGCGCCCGGTCACCGTACCGCCGTCATCTGACCGCATCTGGTTGACGTGGGGATGGATGCGGCCTGTCTTGGCACTGAAGTCCATGTACGGCTGCAGGAAGGTGCTGTGTGTCTTGTTGGCCTCGCGCGCCTCAATAATCATTCTGGCCAAAGGGTGACTGTGATTTTCTAAAAACAGTTTGGTAAAGCTCGGCACGCCGTTCTCGGTCTTGGTGTACTGAATGCCAAGGCGGTCAAAAGCGTTGGCAACCGATTGCGCAGCCCAGATGTCGACCTTCACCCCTGCTTGCTCTTTCATCTCCTTGAGCAACTGGTGCTCACGGGTGCGCATGCGGTCAACCACCAAGCCACACTTGTTTCTGTCAAAACGGATGCCCCGGCGGGTCATCTCCAGCAGCACCGGGAACACATCGGTCTCCACAGCGAAGATGGATTCGACCTCATCTTGGCGCATCTTGATCTTGAAGTGCTGCCAGAGTTTGAGCGTCAGTGCCGCGTCTTGCTCGGCGTACTCACCAACGTACATCGCTGGGAGCTTCCAAAGCTCCTTTTTAGGATGGACACCGAAATCGGCTGCGGCCTGCTTGAGGCCCTGCTCACTTTTGACTTCCTTGAGGTAATCAAAGCCGAGGGCATTGAGGCTGAAGCTGAATCGGTTTTCGTCGAGGAGCGGAGCGGCAAGCATGGTGTCGTAGATGCGGCCGTTGATGGTGAACCCGTTTGCACCCAACCATCCAGCGTCGTAGGCGGCGTTGTGCATGATCTTGTCGGCAGGGGTGGCCATGACATCTTTGATCCATCGCTCCACAAGGCGCTTATCCAGATTGCCGCCGCCTGCATGAGCAACAGGGTAATAACCAGACCAACCTTCCACGGCAACGGCATATCCGACAATGAAACCATCACCCCGAGGCCAGCCAGGGCCGAATGACTCCAAGTTGGGATCGCATGTTTCGAGGTCAATTGCTATCTCCTTCGCTGTGGATAAGTTGGGAAAGGTCTCCGGAGCAACCCACTCTGTGGGGGTCGGGAAAAGCGGCATTGTTTTCACAGGATAAACCCTTTGTCTTGAAATCTAGGAAGCACCAGATGCAGTGACTGCTTTGTACGGGTAACCCCTACGTAGAAAAGGCGCTGTACGTTGTCGCCATTCCTTTGATATTCCTTGGCAAACTTTGTGGATAAGTCCATCAGCAGCAGGACGTTGTCCGCCTCACCGCCCTTGGCTCCGTGGATTGTGGATAACTTGACCCGGCCACCGTCCGTGAGCTTGGTTCCGCGGCGCAGGACCGAGATCAAGTACTCCCGTTTGTCGTGAGCAATCTTGCTCAGCGCTTCGTGCCAGATGGGCGTGGACAGTAGACCATAGGTGCTGTGCAACTGCTCAATGGTGTGGAGTTCGTTGCGGTCGCCCTTAAAGGTCCGGTAGCCGCGGGCCACGAGGGCTGAATCCAAATACCTGTAGACGTTGGCGATGTCCTCGCCAATCACCTGCTGACCCCTGCGCAGGCGTTCCCAACTGATGACGGCCTTAAGGATGGTTGGTCCTATGCTGGGAACACCACTGCGGTCAAACAGCACGCCCTTGCTCTTGAGCCACTCGCCTACGGGATTGAGCAGGTAGTTGGTGCTGGCCATGATGAGCCACTGGCCACCGTCAATGGGCACGTCTTCAAAACGGTAATAGGTTTGTACCTGACCTTCAAAATCACGAGGTCTCCAAACCTTTTCCTGGCGCTCGCGGATGCGATTGACGATCTGGTTGGCCAAGCGGTGCACGGTGCTCGGAACGCGGTACGACTGCTGCAGCACCTTGATCGTACCTTGGAAAGACAAGAAGCTCTTGACGTCTGCCCCGGCCCAGGTGAACACCGCTTGGTCATCGTCGCCTGCAAGGTACACGCGCTTGGCCCGGGCGGCCAATGCTTCTACCATCTGCCATTGCAAACGGGACAGGTCTTGCGCCTCGTCAACGATCAGAACGTCCAATGAAGGCAGTTGATCGGCATCACTAACCACCATCTCAAGCAGATCAGTGAAATCCAGCAGATCCTTGCTGCGCTTGTAGTGCCGATAGGTCCGCTCAACAAACTCAAAGTGGAACCACTCGATGTCCAGCCCTGACTCGTTGTAATGCTGGCGTAAGTCTACGCCGCGGATGCGGGCCAAGTTGATCTCGTTGAGGATGGGGTTGTCCGGTTTGGACAGGTCGGTATCGTCGTCCGCGTTGATCCTGATCTCAATGCCCGCCTGCTCTGCAAACTCGCGATAGTGCTCCGCCTGCATGATCAGGTCAGGCTTGACGGCCAGTGCCCGGTAGGCCAAGCTGTGCAGCGTGCGAAAGAATGGGAAGTCGGTCTTGGGATGCAGTTGCGGGAACTTCAGCAAAGCCCGGTCGCGCGCTTCGTTGGCCGCTTTCTTGGTAAAAGAAAAGTAGCCAATGTTTAAAGAAGAAACGCCAGACTCAAGCTCCCGATCTACGACATTGAGCAGGTAGGTGGTCTTGCCTGACCCCGGAGGGCCGAACACCTTTTCAATCGTCGGTGTCATGGTCCCACATGTCCTCTGTCCAGACAAGCACGGGGGTGTTCTCACCTACGTAAGCACCTTCAATATTAAACTCAATGAACTCGCGAGCTTCCTCACTGTCCATGCCGTCTTTCATCAGGTTTCTGCGGATGATCTCGGCGTCATATACCAGCACTGCAACTTGAGTGCTACCCTTCCAAATACAGGCCGGGCCAATGATCGCGTTATCGTGACCGTTAATTTTTAACATCAAAATGGACTCCCTTCAGTGCGTTGTGTTTGAGTATCGAACGGGGCTTCCTGCTTGCCAAAGCGCGGTATGCGCCAGCAGCGCACAGCGCGGCCCTTGAGGAACAGGCTGATAGGCTCTCCACCAATCTCCCGCAGGCGCTGAGCCATCTTAGGTGCGGTCAGCACTTTGAAGTTGTTGCGCAGCAGGTGCGCGTCAAGGTCCTTGATCCGGAAGTAGGTCTTCGCCTCTTCTTCATCTGTCCATGGGCGGCCCATGAGCAGCTCTTCGCGGGCCAGGGCCTGCTGCATGTGGGTGGTGAACTCTTCCAGCAGATCCATGAATCGCCCGATCACACTAGTGTCTTCAGATGCTGCGGTAATCTGCTCAGTCTCCACCATCTCTTTGAGCAGCGCATTGAGCAGGTTTTCCCAATCAGTTTTGCGCAGCGTAGGCGGTACGGTATTGATTTTCTCTAAGCATGCTTTTTGAAAGGCAGCTTGGTTGTAAAGCATCTCTGTCTCGAGCTCTACGCGCTTGCCGTTGACGTCCAAGAACCACAGGGGTGGGTCGCTTGCATATTTAGACAAGCTGGCGATCTGAGCGGCGTCTGGGGCGTGAGCCCCGATTCCAAACTTGCGAGTGCGACAGAGTCCAGAATTGCAAAAACTGTTGAGAGGTGAGTCCTTGCACTTGTACTGATAATCCTTCTTGCCTGCCTGCTTGATGATGATCTGGACCTCGTTATTTGGTAGAGGTGGAGCAACGTACTTAAGGTTGTACTCGACCATCTTGTCCTCCCATCCGCTTGGGTGGGCACGCTTAAGATAGACGCCAATGTTAAATAGGCCGTTATTGCGGGTGCCTTCCGGAAACCCCTGCGCACAGAGTGCTTGTAGACAAGGCGGGCCGTCCTTGATGGGACTCTCTGCTTGTTTAGGTGGTTCAGGAAAATTAAGCGGTACGTCTTGGACGTTAGCAGCGTGGAGTGCGTAGAACTCTTCAAGGGTCGCCGCAGAACCGTCGGCATTGAATGCATACCTTGTACCGGAGTCCCCTCCAAAGTACGGCAGATTAAGGAAATTTCCGGTGTCTCCTCGGTCCACGAGGATTTCTGCTTGCTTCGGAAATATCTCCCGACCAGCTTCGCCAAGTAAAGCTGCCGCATTTTTGAGATACGTCTGGTAATCACGAGCTGGCGCAGGTGTTTTTGTAAATAAGAAGACATGTGCGCCCCCTGACTTGCTGCGGCACACAACGAGCGGCAGCTTTAATTGATGAACTTTCTCAACCAGGCCCTTGTGGTCGAGCGGGTACTGATCGATGTCAATGCAGCCCCAAATGCAAGTATTATCTGCACGAATAGGAATGATGCCCAGTGACGGGTCTATGCCTGCAAAGTGCTGTACCCACAGGTCGTCTGTTGGCGGCTTACGCACTACCGTAGCTTGTCCTGCTTGTTTGCCATCGCCTCGCTCCGATTTAACTCTGTAAGTGCCATAGGCGATGTCAAGCCCGCTGAAGATGGCTTTGAATCTTGTTATATCCGTCATACGACTCTCTATGGAAGGTGGGGCCTACTCGCTGCGCTGAGTAACCAACTGCTGTTGGTGTTCACGGGCGATACCGCCCAGCATTTGCTTTCGGCCCCTAAACTCAGAACGGCTGAACGCCTGCCTCAGGAGCACCTTCAGCATGCTCATGCTTGACCTTCACATCACCAGCACTGACCTGTGATGCAAACGCCTTGGCAGCAGCGTAGACATTTGTGTCTTCCACGGCACCGACCTTCTCAATCTCCCAACCAAACCACTTGCCCTTGTCGTTGGACTCGGCCTGTGTCGTCAAGCGATACACGTGGCTGTACATTGGGGGAGTGAACGGTCCATTCTTACCCATCAGTTTTGTCGACATCAACATGCTGTTCCACTTGCGGCTCTTCTTGAGCTGGGTGGACTTCATGGTGATCAACGCTGGCTCAGGAATACCTGCATCGTTGATGACCATCACGTAGTGATTGGCCGTGTTCTCGATGTAGTTACCGTTGTCCAGGTAGTCTTTGTTGTCGCCCGGTTCGCGGTGCGTGCGGCTCAAAATGTCAGACGTGGCCGGGTACACAGAAATGGGAGCGCCGCTGCCGGAGCCGCGTGGTGCCCACTCAATGTACTGGCGCACGTAGGCCACAGGAACAACGCTGATGCCGTCCTTGCCGTTGTACAGCTCACCGGTAACGGTGTTCATGATCATGCCGGGCATGGCCCCATCAACCACACCCACTTCTGGGCTGGTATTGACCAACAGACGCAGGAACGGAAGCGCAAAGTCTTCTTGCCCCATGTTGTCAAAACCACCATTGGCATCGTCTTCAAACACGTTGCCCAATGCAACTGCATACTCTTTGTCTTCTTTGACTGCTACTTGATTCTTGCTCATGATTAATTTCCTTTAGGCTGATTTAATGGTCGCTTTTTGGCCGATATATACGCCAAAAAGTTCTGATGGAAACGCGCTGCCGCGCTCCGTCTGCTCGCGAACCCAGGCCTTGAGAGTCTGGGGTTCGATCTTCTGCGCTTGCTCCACCGGGTAGCTTTGCTCACGCAGTTGATTCAGTAGGCTCTCGCACAATTGGTCTTCTCCCCGACCAAACCGCACAGAAACCGTGTTCTTGATGATGTCGTCGTAACCGTGGTCACGCAGCCACTCATACGCCTGGGCCCGGTTCTCTTCTTTGATGGAGGCAGAGTAAAAGGGCTTAACAGTAATCTTGCTGCCGTCTGCCATGGTGAAGTCCTTCATGCCCAGCTCATTGAGCATGTTGGGAATGGACTCTTCTTCAAGCTTGCGCAGTTGCTCCTTGCGCTCCTTGAGCACAGACTCGTGCTCCTCAATTTCTTTTTCCAGCATCTTGGCGCGCTTGGCCAGTGCTGCAACTGAAGTCAGGTCCTCATCCTTTACGGTAAGGGCTCCTGCATCTTCCTCGAACATGGTGTTTAAATTACTCATCGCTTTCTCCTTTCTGGGTGACGTCAATTTTGACAGGTATGTATAAGTGCTCGCGGCGGTCCCACTTCAGCGCTGTGTATCGGCCACTGTTGGCAAATGCAGCAATAGAGCAGGCCAGGCCTATTGCTACGGGATCTCCTGCCAAGAGCAGGAAATCCTCGTCGGTAAAATTGCGCAGTTTGTTGCGCAATAAACGAATGGTAGGTGCAGTGCTAAACGCAATTTGAGTGTATGTAGGAAGCAAGATCTTCATCTCGCCAAACTTCATAGCAGGAGCCAAATTGTGATTGGGCATCTCTTGCACAACATATATGGTTGGCATGTTTACGCTATCCTTTCTTTAAACGTGCATTTAGTGTACACTACTTTCTGGGTTGTCAACAACCTTTTTTAGAAAGAAAGAAAGTAATGGACTATTTTTTGAACAACTACCCCTTCAAGAACAAACCGTTCACCCATCAGGCCGCATTCTTGCAGCGTTTTTGGGAAGATCCGGAGGTCGCGGTACTCGCAGAGATGGGCACGGGCAAGAGCTTTATGCTCATCAACAATGCTGCAATGCTCTATGACAGGGGCAGGATCAACTCAATGCTCATCGTAGCACCCAAGGGCGTGTACCGCAATTGGTATACCTCCGAAATTCCTAAACACATGCCTGAGCATATCCCTTTGGCCATGGCATGCTGGTCGCCTTCGCCGCGCAAGGCAGAGAAGGTTGAGATGGAGAAGATGCTCAACAGCGTCGACCATTTGCGGGTGTTGGTAATGAATGTCGAGGCCTTCAGTACAGACAGGGGAATGCTGTTTGCGCGCACCTTTCTGCGGGTGACCAACGCCTTCATGGCGGTGGACGAAAGCACCACTGTCAAGACGCCCGGGGCCAAGCGTACCAAGAGCATTATCAAGGTGGGTAAGGAAGCCAAGTACCGCCGCATCGCTACCGGATCGCCTGTCACCAAGAGCCCGCTGGACCTGTACAGCCAGTGCGAGTTTCTGGGCAACGACTGCTTGGGTTTCCACAGCTTCTATGCTTTCCAAGCGCGGTACGCGATTCTCATTGAACGCAAGATGTCGACCCACACCTTCAAGCAGATCGTCGGCTATCGGCACTTGGACGAGCTGCAAAAGAAGGTCAACAAGTTTGCCTTCCGCGTGACCAAAGACGAATGCCTGGACTTGCCTGACAAGGTGTTTGTGCGCCGCGAGATTGAGCTGACGCCAGAACAGAAAAAGTACTACGAGCAGATGAAGCTCATGGCTCTGTCCATGATGGACGATGGCTCAATGATGACCACCAACAATGCGCTCACGCAGATCATGCGCTTGCAGCAAATCTGCTGTGGCCACGTCAAGTTGGATGACGGCAGGCAGGAAGACATCCCCAGCAACCGCGTCAACGAGCTGCTGGCGCAGATTGAAGAGGTCGAGGGCAAGGTAATCATCTGGGCCAACTACCGTCGCGACATTGAGAACATCAAGCTGGCGCTGCAAGAGCGCCACGGCATGACGGCCGTAGCCACTTACTTTGGTGACACCGAAGCGGAGACGCGCCAAGAGATCGTGACCAACTTCCAAGACCCGGACCACGATCTACGGTTCTTTGTTGGTAACCCCCGCACCGGGGGTTACGGCCTAACGCTCACCGCTGCGCGGACCGTGATCTACTACAGCAACAACTTCGACCTGGAGGTGCGCTTGCAGTCCGAGGACCGCGCTCACCGTATCGGCCAGACCAACAAGGTGACCTACGTCGACTTCATCAGCCCGGGGACTGTGGACGAGCACATCGTCAAGGCCCTGCGCAGCAAAATCAACATCGCCAACGCAGTGCTCGGAGAAGAGCTCAAAGAATGGATCAAGTAATGCAACTCGTACCGATCAGGAATAAATATGTCTACCCCACTCTCAAGCGCTTGGACCTGCCCACGGGCCGCGTGTATACATTGGATGGTGGCCTCCCGGTACCCAGTGTCACCACCATCTTGTCAGCCACGAAGGACCGGGCTCACTTGGACGAGTGGGCCAACCGAGTGGGCTTGGATGAGGCCGAGCGCATCAAGAACGAAGCAGCCACCGTGGGCACGCACATGCATAACGTCGTCGAGCGAATGCTGCTCAACAGGCCTTTAGAGACGCCGCGCACGTGGCTACAGGTCAAGGGCTACCGCATGGGGTATACCTTGATCGAGAAGTTCTTTCCGCACGTCGACGAAGCGTGGGGCACGGAGATCCCGCTGCTGTACGCGGGCTGTTATGCGGGGACCTCGGACTTCATCGGTGTGTACAAGGGTGTGCCCTGCATTGTCGACTTTAAGCAGACCAACAAGATGAAGCGCCGAGCGTGGATCGAGGACTACTTTGTCCAGCTTGCTGCGTACGCTGTCGCACATAACCACCAGCATGGCACTGACATCAATCAGGGGGTGATTCTGATGGTGGCGCAGGACGGAGAAGTGCAGGAATTTGTCTCGGTCGGGCGAGAGT